CAGTGCGAGTATTTCCTATCAGTAATTCTCTCATCTCCACTAACATATTTGATATAAGATATCAAATTGCACTCAACGATTTATACACACTCACATCTGTTTCGATGGTGCCATATTACATGGCATTCCAGCATATTCAGCTGATTGAACAGCTATTGGTCGGTCAGCAACCAATACGATATAATAGACATACAAATAAATGTTATATTGATATGAACTGGGATAAAGTGAGAGCAGGGGAGTTTCTAATTATAGAGGCATATGAAGTTATAGATCCTGCAACATACTCGGATGCATGGGGTGACAGGTGGCTACAAGAATATTGCACTGAAAAAATTAAGTACCAGTGGGGGACGAATCTCTCTAAATTTGCAGGAATGCAGCTTCCAGGTGGAGTAACATTCAATGGTCAGACAATTAAAGAAGAAGCCAAAGCTGCTATAGATGCTCTCGAAAAAGAAATGATATCTAGCTACTCGTTGCCGGTCATGGACATGATAGGCTGAGGAGACTAAAATAGCAACATCCTTTTACTTTAACAATTTTGGAGCAAGTCAAGAGCAGCTCCTTATAGAAAATCTCGTTGTCGAGTCCATAAAAATATATGGACATGATGCTTATTACCTGCCAAGAACAAGAGTTAATGATGACGCTATTTACGGTGAGGAAACTTACTCAAAGTTTGACTCTCAGTATTTTCTTGAGATGTACATAAAAAATGTAGAGGGATTTGGTGGTCAAGGGGATTTTCTTTCTAAATTCAATCTTGAGATACGAGATCAGGTAACTCTTACAGTTGCGAGAAGAACCTTTTTTGACGAGGTTGGAACTTATACTAGCTTCTCAAGACCAAGGGAAGGGGATCTTGTGTATTTTCCTCTCAACAAGAAATTGTTCGAGATAAAGTTTGTGGAGCATGAAGCGATCTTTTATCAGCTAGGAGCCTTGCAGACGTTTGATCTTACCTGTGAATTGTTTGAGTACAGTAACGAGATATTCAACACCGGTATACAAGAAATTGACGACAAGCAAAAAGACATTACATTTAATATGTCTGATTTTGCTTTGAAGCTCGAGACTGGGCTCGTGCTTACCGATGAGGATGGATATGATTTGGTTCTTGAAAGTTATGATATTGGTACGCAAGATCCTATATCGGATAACTATGACATTCAAACTGAGTCTGATGGTATACTTGACTTTACCGAAATTGATCCTTTCAGTGAAGGGGAGAATTACTAATGTTTGGTCAGGTATTTTATCACGACACAATAAGAAAATATGTGATTCTTTTTGGTACTCTTTTCAATGATGTTTATATCAAAAAAGATGATGGTACTGACACTACTCAGACAATTAAGATTCCAATCTCTTATGCCCCAAAGCAAAAGTTCATTGTTAGGTTAAATCAGGATCCTAACTTGAATAAGCCTGTTGCAATTCAGTTACCAAGAATGGGCTTTGAGATGACAAAGGTAAGCTACGCTGGTGAAAGAAAGCTACCTACAATGAATAAGATTGCTGTTCAAGATCCAAATAACGCAAACAAGTTAGCTTATCAATATTCACCAGTACCATATGATTTTGATTTCAATCTTTATGTTTTTGTAAAGCAAGCAAGAGATGGTACTAGAATACTTGAGCAGATTCTGCCATTCTTTACACCTGACTGGACAGCGACATTAAACTTGGATAGTACTATGCAACATAAGTATGATATCCCGGTGATATTGAATACTGTTTCCAGTGAGGATTCTTATGAAGGTAGTTTCACTGAAAGAAGAGCTATTATATGGACTCTAAATTTCACACTCAAGGGATACATATTTGGCCCAACACGTAAAATGGGACCAATTAAAACAAGCATTATTAACCTGTATAGTGTTAAGACGGATACACCGTTTAGTACTGCAGTTGGTAACACACAGATTTACGAAACAATAAACACCATACCCGTTGTTAATGGAAAGACCTTGAGTCAAATAGAAGCAGATGATGACTACACAATTACCCAAACAATTGACCAGTTCTATGAATAACGATCCAATAGCAGACGCATTGGATCTTACTCCTATTCAGGAAGTTCTTCCTAAGCAAATTTCTCAAACGTCTCATGTAGAGTCGGACTATGACTTTGCAAGAACAAATATGATCAATGTCATTGATAAGGGCAGAGAAGCTCTTGATGATATGCTGGGAGTTGCTCAAATGTCTCAGCAACCAAGAGCATATGAGGTGATTGCCACCTTAATAAAAACACTTTCAGATTCTAATAAAGATCTACTTGAGCTCTCAAAAAAGGTTAAAGAGTTAAAGAGTGATGACGATCAGGGTCCAAAGACTGTTAAC